TCAAGTATCTTCTGAATGAGCAGCTATGTTTGACCCCTGTTGATCTGCTGGAGATATTCGAGGGACATGATATAGCCCGAAAGAAATTGCGGGGAGAATTACAACTGTTCATGCGAGGGGAACGCTCCGTTGATAAATATAGGGAAATCGGTGTCAATTGGTGGGATTATTGCGGTTCCATCCTAGTGAATAGTTATCCGACTTATCTTGAGAAGTTACCGCCACTGATTGATAGGATCAATCGGGAGAAACGGAACAGTAAGAACTATGTGCTGTTTTTAGGATCGACAGATGCGGAAAGCAACCAAGCCCCTTGCTTGAGCCTCGTGCAATTCCAGATCGATGGCGGCGAGTTGGTCGTTTCCGCCTATCAACGCAGTTCCGATGCCAACTTGGGGCTTCCGGCTGACATATATCATTTATATCTAATGTCACGTCAGATAGATATACCCCTAAAGTCCATCACCTTGAATCTAGGCAATGTACATGTCTATGTAAACAACATGGAGAATACCCAACGATTGTTGGCCGGGGAAGAAAATGTAAGACTGCACTTGAATGTATAAGAATAAAACTTTGAATGATGAAAACCCCTATTACTTATTATGGAGGTAAGCAAACCTTGTTAAAACATATCTTATCTCTAATTCCGGAACATTCTGTTTATACAGAGACTTTTTGTGGAGGGGCGGCAGTATTGTTCGCAAAAAAACCCGTCCCTTGCGAGGTCATCAATGACATCAATGCCGAGATCATCAATTTCTATTGGATGGCCAAGTGCTATTATCCGGAGTTGAAAGCGGAAATAGACAAAACACTGCATAGCCGGGCATTGCACGACCACGCACGATACATCTATAGTAATCCGGAGCTTTTCCGACCGTCGGAAAGATCTTGCGCCCTCTGGTTCCTGACGAAAACCTCTTTTGCGAGCAAGATCAACGGCACATTCGGTTTTGATTTCAAAGGAGGACAACCAAAGAAACTTCGAAACGCCAAGGATACGTTCACGGAAGAGCTTTGTGATCGTTTGGAGCGTGTGACGATTGAATGCCAAGATGCCTTGTCCGTCATCCGCCGTTATGACCGTCCGGAAACGTTCCATTTTGTCGATCCTCTCTACATCGACACGGATTGCGGCCATTATAACGGGTTATTCAACGAACAAGCGTTCATCAAGTTATTGGACGTATTGTCCGGTTTGAGAGGGAAGTTCATGCTGACCATGTTCCCTAATGAGCATATTGAAGAATATTCCGATAAATATCACTGGACTATCCATCGCTTCGAACGAACGATATCAGCCGGTAGAACCAACAGAAGGAAACAGGAAGAATGGATCGTTTGCAATTATTGAAAATGTAGCTCAAGAGCATGAACCTTTGGTCTCATGATCCGGTTATCATAATATATAAGGTATTAGTTTAAGGTAATATGTCCACTTCCGCTCTGCCTGTGAAGGCCGAGCGGTTTTAGTTTTTAGTTCATGGCATTTAAACACTGTCTATACGGTATTTAAACACCATGATTTTTTTTATACTTTTTATTCTGAAAAACTGTACTTTTGGTTTTGCCAATTATAAGAGTCTCGTTTATATACTTTTCGCAAATATACTTAATTAAAAATAGAATCGCATGAGAAAAAGTTCTTTTATAAACTCTCTATCATCCTGTTCACTGCGAGTCTTACAGCTGGCAAATTATTTTTCATTACATCAAAAATAATATCTGCGTCAATATCGAAATAGTGATGGGCGATGATATCCCTCATACCCATTACACCTTTCCAATCGATTTCGGGATATTGGGATAACAATTGTTTATCCGTGATTTTATCGATCCGTTTTACGCTCTCGCCAATGGCGATCAACAGCATACAGATACTCTCCATTCTCTCCACTCCGCTGGGAGTTGTCAGGAAATCATCGGGAGACTGTATGGTATCGGATCTTTCCAATATTCGGTTAATGGCTGTCCCTATCTTTTGTAGCGACGAGCGGAGCAATTCCTCATCCCACATAAATCCCCTCCTTCTCTATCCTGCTTCTCAAGAAAACGTCCATGTGCTTGCGTAAGCGGACGATATCGACATCGCAGCCGAATAGTTTCTGCAAGTCCTCCTTTATATGTACCAAGGCGAACAGGCTTGGCTTCGAGGTCTCGAGGTAGATATCTACATCGCTTCCCTCGGTCTGTTCCCCACGGGCGACCGAGCCGAATATCCCCATACGGGTGATATGATATTTACCGGCGTTCTTGGCCACGTAGTCCCGTAAAATACTTATGTATTCAGCCGTTGTCTTCATATATGCTTCATTATTACCCGAACAAAAGTAATTATTATTCCTTATATCGCCAAAGCTTTCGGAAACCTCAATAATAATCGTACCTTTACCCTCCGATTATCAACCTTAAAATAGAATACCATGTTTACGCCATCAATGACCGAAGAGGAAATACAACAAGCCGCTTATAAGGATTACTTGGAGATACGGACGAGGGTGCAGATCGCTTTCGAGCGCTTCGTCCAAAGCATGCGGATCAGCGGGAAGCATAAAAGGGCCATCCATTCCTTGAGCGAGAGCCATACCCTTTGCACGCGGGCGAGGAATACGTGGAATGTCAATTTTCGCTATACGGGCTATACGCCGGACGATAAGATTAACATCGTCTGCTACCTCTACATCCCCTTGCGACGGGAGAATGGGGTGGATTACCTTTTTATGAACGACCCTAAGTGCTTCAAGGTGGAAAGGGTGAGTTCCCACTTCCTCCAACGCTATAAGGAGCGTTATCTCGATCCCGCGGGGATCGACTTGAAAGGCGTGCATCCCGCCATCTATTTCATGCAGAACAACGAGGACAGGAGGCAGACCAACTATCGGCCCAAGAACTGGACCGACGAGGAGCTGGCGGAGAAGTGCTTCATTGTCTCGCGGCAAGGCCTGTCGTTGATCAAGCTGCGTGGGAAAGTGATCACTTATATTACTTTTCTCGACCAAGAGAACCTGAGCCGTTACAAGGCGCAAGTTTATGAGGAGGAGGAATATTTTAATTTGTTGGAAAAGGCTGCGGCTGACGATATCGATCTCCTCGGGTTGCAGGCGATCTGTAAAAAACTATGCATGGATATCGAGCACACGAAAAAGGTCATGGAACGATTCGCTTGGCGGGTCGAGGGCACGAAGGAACGACGGGAAAAACTGATCCATGAACTGAACAACGCTTGGAAAACCCTCTTAGAGCAGACCGCTGATTTCGATGATAAATGGAAAGAGGCCTTGAGGAAGCACGAGGCGAGGAGCTTCTTAGACTTTGGTGTCGAGAAGATCGCCGATCAACTGAGAGCTCCTTTAGAGAGAAAAGATTTATTTTTACCTTAAAATTTAGAATAATCATGTTTACGCCATCAATGACAAACGAGGAAATAGAGGCAGTGGCCTATAAGGACTTTCTGGAGATCCGGGGAAGAGTGGAAATCGCGAAGGATAAATTCGTACAAAGGGTGAGATGCACGCCCCCGGGATTTTGGGCCTTGCATTCCTTGCAGGAGACACATACCCTTCAAACCCGCTCCAAGAATACATGGACTGTATATTTCTATTATTTGTACACGACACCGGCCGGTGCCGTGAAAGTCTCATCTATGATCTACACCTCCCTGCCGGGAGATGAAGGCACGGATTACCTGTTTATGAATAATCTCGACCGCTTCCGGCTGGAGAGGGTGAGCTCGCGTTTCTCGCGACAATACGAGGAACGCTATATCGACCCGAACCAGATCCAACTGAACGGCCTTCTGCCCGCTATCTATTTCATGAGGACTGCCGGCGACCGGAAGATCGCTCCCTACACTCCCGATACATGGACCGAGGAGGAGAAAAAGGACAAATATCTCTTCGTGTCGGAGCAAGGGACCATGGAGGCGAAGCTGGAGGGGCGTGTGGAGACCTACCTTACTTTCAGGAAGCCGGAACACTCGGGTGATTAAATAAGTAGAGGGCGAGGTTGATACCCCGCCCTCCCGATAACTAGGTAGATACCTCCGGGCTTATCTTTTCAGAAGATCGATCCTCTCGCCGGGCAACAGTACCGCATGAACCTTCTCCGTTACCCGCCCCTTCACGTTGAAGGAATCCCTTAGGCGGATGTCGTCGGCGGAGGAGCCAATCTGCGCCTCATATTTACCGGACTCTACGACCCAATGACTGGCGCTCTCGTCGAAGGAGGCCAGATCCGTATCTTTCACCTTGAAGATGATCTCACGGCTCTCCCCCGGCTGGAGGAGTTGGGTCTTGACGAAACCTCTCAACTCT